TATCAACTTTTTCGTATATATCTGATACATAAGGCAACATATCAAAAGCTTTTTCTGAACTTAACATTTTACCAACTCCTTAAAAAAATTAAGCTCCTTTAACAGGAGCTTATACTTAATCTGTTACTGTTATTGTTGGAGCAGTTATATTATTTCCTTTATTCATGATTAATGTGAAGTTGAAAGCTCCGTTAACTAAAGTTCCTAAATAAGCTGATTCCATTGTTACTGTTCTGTTCCTGTTCCTATAGTGTAATCTGCTGATGCAACTGTTACATTGTTAAGTTTCACGCTAACACATTCCGCATCTACTGTTGATGATGATGTTATTGTGAATATACTATCTACTGGTGTTGCTTTACTGAATGTTGCTTCGTCAACTACTGCTGTATTTAATACTTCCTTAGGATAATATATTGCGAAAGGTGGTGTATCTAGTTCTGCAGCGTCATAATGTCCTGTAAATGTTGTTGCTATTAATCCTTCTGATTTGTCCTCCATATTCAATGTTACTCCACCTAAGATATAGCATTTAATACCTCAATTATAACTGGAATGTCCGAGCCTGATAATTTCCCGACCCAAACAACATTATCAACATAATCAGTTAATTCTATATAATTTTTTGCTGTTATTTTACTATAATCCGCAACACCGTCTTCAACAACCGCTGCTCCTAGAGCTAATTGAATTGATTCAGTACTTACCTCTTTAACATTTGCCATTAAGGTAACCACCCATTCATCTATTACTTCAAGACCTTTTGCTGCTCCTTTTACTCCGTCAATTTCTATTTTCCTAGTTTCTGGTATTGCTGAAAAAGTTCCTCCACCAGACGTAGCTCCTATAAGTTTACCTTCTGTTACTGCACTATCAAAACTATCTACCCCAACTTCAAAATTCTTGAAAAATGCTCCTGCATCTAATAAGAGCTTCTCCGCTGTTTTACTAGTTAAAGCCACTAAATACTTTTGGTTTTGCCATAATTATTCTCCTCCCAATTCATATAATTGTATTTCAAATGTTAACCTTCTTCTTTTAATTTTTTTATCTTCTTCCTGTACTATATTTTTAACTAATTTATAACTTGAAAACTGAATTTTATCATTTATAAAATAATATTTATGGAGCAGTTCTTGGAATTCATCTGCTAAAATTTCTAATGCTATTGTGCTCGTCCCATAATCTAGTATATTAATTTCTAATATTATTATTGATTTACCGCTTTCATTTCTTATTTCGTCTAGTTCATATTGTAGGTAAGGATAAAGAGCAGAATCGTCAGCAATTCCGAAATGTACTTCGTCAATTTTAGTTTCAAACAATCTAGTAAGTTCTTTTCTAAGTTCTATTGTCTTACTCATTCTTGCTCCTCTCCTTCATCAATTAATCTTTTTGTGTTTCCCGTATCTAATGCACTTAAATATTTAGATTCTATCTTTATTATCATGGGAATATTGTCGTGTACTGCATGATATAGGGCTCCAATCTTAGGTTGATTTCTCGTTCCAAGCTCCATGAAGCCCGTATAGAATCCAGCTGGTTTAATTCCTACTTGTAGGTCTGGATGTTTCTGTTTGTATCTAACCCAGTATTGAATATTTTTCCTACCTCTACCAGTTTTTTTAGGGATGTCTTGTTTAGCTTCTCTAGTTACGAATTTCCCTACATCTTTGAGAGCCGCTCTTGATAATTCATGTATCGTGTATTGAACCTGGTCTACGTTGGATTTAAAAGTTACACCGTCTTTTTTATTCATCTTTAAAACACTTTTGGGCATACTCAATTAAATCACCGCCTCGCAGATTAGTTCAGTTGTTTCTCCGTTCTTGTCATAAACTCTCATAATGTTATAGTTTTTATTATTATATTTTAAATCTTTTTCATCTTCATAGTCTATTGATCTAACCTCTATCATTATTTCAAGATTTAAACCTGCCGACAATGCTTGATAGTATTCATTTTGTCTAATAGATTTTTTATTAACAAATATTTCTTTAAAACTTGGTACTAATATAGTATCTCCTATGTCATCTTTTTCCTCTGTATAACTTATTAATTCTGCTATATCACTCCACAACATTATAATCACCACTCAACGCTAGATGCTGTTTTAACATTACGTAAGATTGTTGTAATCTTTCAGCATCNGGGTTATCCCAACCGAAGTTAGCCTTAACATATGTTATTATTGCTCTTTTAATTAAGATGTCAAGTGTACCTTGTACTTCTATATCAGCTGGTTGCGTTGNTTCTGTTTCAGGTGGTATTGGTTCTATCGGATAGGGAGTAATTGTAATAGGTATTAATTTAATACCTGCAATAACTAAATCCCTTTTGGCTGAGTCTATTAATCCTAATATTTCACTATCAAATGCATCATTTTTTATCCTTAATGATATTTTTATTTCATCCAGCATTTAATCACCACCCAATAAAGCTTTTAATTCTTTTTTGTTTGCTTTTGTATCGTAGTCTATTCCTTCTTGTTCTAACTTTCTACGTAATTCTTTATTGGTGAGTCCTTTTAAATCAATTTCTTTTATTTCTTTAATTAGATTTCTGTCTAGCAAATCTTTTATTCTTTTAGTGTCATCTGATTCGAAAGGATTACTAGGAAGATAAATCTCCCTAGTATATTTATCTTTAAATCTTTGTGCAACATTATATTTCATATAAATACTCCTTTCTACCCTGCTGGTGTTGTGTCTTCAACTTTAAAGCAAAGTCTATATTTCCTAGCTTAGTTGTTGTAACTGTGATGGTTGATGTTCCTTCTGTCAATCCTGCTAGTGCTGCTTTTAATACAGTTATTTCGAATCCTGCTACTGTATAGTCAGTAGTTAATGTTAATGCTACTCCATTTAATAAAATATCTTCAATTACTAAATCATCTTCATAATTAGAGTTTGACACTCCAACTGTTAGCACCACATCATCATAATTGACGCCCGATGTGTTTATGTCAAATGTAGCTGTTTCAGGGCTAACAATTAATCCGACTTTTTTATTAATGCAAATGCTTTTGTTTCATAAACTTTTCCGTCTACTACTTCATAGCTTACATAGTCAGTCGCTCTAGCTTTTGCGTGGTCTTCTGTTACTAATTTGTTGGTTCGTTAGTGTTCATATAATAACCTTTACCAGCATTACCTAGTAATACACTTCCGTCTTCAATTGAACCATCAGCTTCAACTGTTATTCCGAAAATTCTTCCTATTCCGCCAGATGTTGCATCAGGAATGAATATAGAATTCCCATTTCCGTCTGATACGTTCGCTAATTGACCCCAAATAGTTTTACTATTCGCATAAAACTTAGCACCTTTGATTAATGAAGAATGAACCAAACCCATTGCCGCAGTAAGGTCTGCATAATCTATTCCATCTAATGTTGCATAGCCTACTATTTGTGGTGAAAGAGTTTCTGCAACTAATGCTGTATCAATTCCTTCTGGTTCAGTAGTTCCAGCACCGCTAAACACTGCTTTTGCTTTTGTAACTCCCATTCTGTCAGCCAATTCTTTTTGAATAAATGGTATGAATTCGTCAACTGCCATAGCTTTTAATTTCCATGATACAGTCACTGCTTTTGCTAATTCGTGTCCGCCTAATGTGAATTGTCCGAATGTATTTTCTTCATCTGCTGTTACTGTTGCTTCTAGTGCATACCATGAAGCATCTCCTGCGTCTATACTAGTATGTTGATTTATTGCGAAATTACCGCTGATATTGAATTTTCTAACATCACCTAATAACGGATACTCGTCTTCAATTAGTTTTTCTATTCCTTGTACTACTGTTTCAGGAATTAAAGTTGAAGTTGTTACTGTCGTATGTGTGAAAGCACCCTTTATTTTATTTATTTCATTAAATACTTCTATTTCGTCTTCTGTCATATCTATATTTAATAGGTTTTTACCCCACGCTGTCACATATTGCTTATCTTTATCTATTGGCTTAACTTCTCTTGCGATACTCTCCAAATCTTTACCCTCCTCGATTTTTATGCTTTTATTTTCTAAATTAACTACTTTATCATTGTCTTTCAATGCGTTTAAGTTCGCATTTGCTATTTTTATTTCTTCCCATTTACTATCTAATTCTTCAACCTCTTTTATCTTTGCGTTTGATTCTTCGAGCTTCCCTTCTTCAATTAACCCTTCAACATCTCCCATTAATTCGTTTCTTGTTTCTGAATATTTTTCTTTATTCATTTAATAGCACTTCCTTTCAGTTTTAGATATTCCAATTTAGTTTGTAGTAGTTCTATTTGTTTCCTGTTCTGTTTTTCATTTTTCATTTTGTTAATTACTTCTTTTGGTAACAACCCCGAATATTTTGTGCTTGCAACTAACTGAATTTCATCCGTAAATAAAATCTCGTCTATAAGATTTAATTCTTTTGCCTTTTCTGCTGTCAACCATGTTTCTTGATTCATTAAATCCAGCAATTCTTTTTGCGTTTTACCACTTTTTAGTCTGTAAGCATTTGCTATTGAGTTGTCTGTACTTTTCAATATTTCAGTTGCTTTTGTCATTTCATTATGGTCGCCTTCTTGATATGTGCTTGAGTTGTGTATCATCATTTGTGCTGTTGGACTCATCATTGTTTTATTTCCTGCCATAGCGATTACACTTGCAGCACTTGCAGCGATTCCTACTATCTTAACAATTACTTTTCCCTCGTAAGATTTCAACATTGTATATATTTCGCTTCCAGCAAATACTGAACCACCACCACTATTAATGTCAACTTCTAGATCTTCCCCTTCTGATTTCTCTATTGCTTCTTCTACTTTTGCAGGGCTAGTAGCTTCAATTCCGAATAAATCGTATATCCACTGGTCATCATTAGTAACAACAGGTCCTTTAATTTTAATTTTAGGCATCTACTCACCCCCTTTGTTTATCCTTATTGTCTGTTTTAGTTTTTTCTTCTACTTCCTCGATAGGAACAGTATCCAATCTCCTAATATATACATCACCGCCTTCAATAGGTACTAGATTGAGTATTTCTCTAACTTCATTAGGATTTAATATGCCCCTATCAACAAATGCTACCAATTTTAATTTTGTTTCCATGCTAGCAAAAGTTAAATTGGAACTTTCAAAAATTATACTGTTTCCGAATCCTCTCTCTCTTTTGGAAAAAATCTTTCTTGTATATTCTCCTGATAATTGCAATACTACAGGCTCGATACTAGCTTCATAGTAACTTATCCATTCGTCCTCATCGTAACTACCTTGAATAATTTCTATATTAGTATTGAAAAATGAATATATTCTGTTTACTGTTCCTTCCGTTTGTTTAAAGTTTGGTACATAATCTTTCGGTTCTACTTGTTGTGCATCTGCTTTAGCGTCAGTTGCCGCAGCTCCCACCGTATCAGATTCAATATTCATATAATCATCAATGAATTGTTTGGTTGCCTTTTTTAAATCCTCTGGTCTTAGTGTTTGATTAAATTTTAATAACCATTTTATAATATTAGAATTTTTGATAGCTTTTACTATTCCTTGGTCGCTTGTATTAACAATCTCCATTAATGAGGCTAAGGATTTAGCTGGACTATCTCCAAATATATCGCTGTCGTTAAAATCTTTTCTTAGATGAATTATATCTGTATATTTAAATGTTACCGTTCTTCCGTTTTTCATTGTGAATTCTAAAAACAATTGTCCTTGTTTATTCTCTATTGCTTTTACGAAATTTGAAGAAATAGGATATATTTCAGTGGGATAATTGTTATCATCTCTATCTATATAAGCAAAAGCGTTGTTATTTAGTTCCAATTGAGTTGCTAATTTTTCTTGTAACATTTGACCTGTCATGTACGGGTTAGGTTCTTCTAATAAGAATCTAATATAAGGTTCTGGGTTAACTTTTAAGCCTTCTTTGTCTCTTCTTATATGTTTACCTATTGTTTTACCTATTGCCTGTGCTTTTGGTCTAATTGCCGACCTTACAATGTCGGATTGATACAGGTTGCCATCCCAATTATAAAAGCCGCTGCCTTCATCAACGATCATCTTATATGTTGACACTGTTACATCACTGTTTGTTATTTTATCTATGATTCTATTGAACATTCCCAAATGCTCACCTCCTTAAATTAGATTCATGTAATCTTGATA